GAATAACTCTTGTTCGTTTAAAGTAACAACACTTCATTTTAGTAATTAATTATTTAATCGCAATCAAATTTTTTTCTATGAGTATTTATAAAATGGTAAAACGAGCAAAATCTCCTAAAAGAAAGTCTCCTAAAAGAAAGTCTCCTAAAAGAAAGTCTTATCAAAAAACAATTGGTTCTCGTAGGGAAGTTATGAGTGGAACAGCCTTTAAAACACCTGGTAATTTAAGAAAGAAAGATTTAAAATATAATAAAAATCGCAGAATTGTTTCTAAAAAACAAAGCGCACGAGCAAAACGTGAAAACCGTCTAGTTAAATCAGGATATGTTACAAAGAGGGGTGTCTTTGGTTCTGAATATGTGGGTGAAAAGAAATCTCCTAAACGACGAAAGAAATCAAAGTCTAGATCCAGGCGTTCACAATCCACTTCTTGGTTTTAAAAAAATCAGTAAATAAAATATATTTAAGTAATATAAATGGAAGGAATGGGTGGAATGGAACAAATGGGTGGAGATATGAATGAATTAATGAGTACTAAAATGTGTAGTCCTTTGATGATATATATTGCGATAGTTGTCACTTCAGGTTTAAGTGTTTATTTAACGAGAAGTTCGCTAATGCGTCACAATACCAATAAAATGGATAATTTATACAATTTATATTCAATGAATGAATTAAAATTTGTCATTATCTTTGGTTTAATTTTATTTGGATTATGTCAATATAATAAAGCAAATTTAGCATGGGTCTTTTTAATTTTCCCGGTTATTTATGTCTTGATACAAAATTTAATTATCCATATCCATGTATCTTCTGCAGTTCAAAGTGCTCCTAAATTATTAACATTAGCTAATAATGATCAATATGGAACCGGTGGAGCGAAAATTATTCCTCAAGATACTCAACAAAGTCAACCACCTGTAAATCAACCTATGGTTCCACCCCAAGTTAGATCAGTAGATACCCCACAGTCTACCAGTCTTTCACAGACGATGGGTGGATCAAATATCGGTTCGGGTGGTATGGGTGGATTTGCTTATATATAATTTATCCTTAATTTAAAGTTTATTCTTAGTATAACTTACATGAAGATCTTATCATTTGATGTAGGTATTAAAAATCTGTCCTTTTGTTTATTAAATAATAGTGTAATAGAAGACTGGGGTATCCTTAATATATGTACCGATGATATTTGTGAACATTGTAATGCAAAAACAGGTCAACGGTGTGATAAATCTGTTAAATTTAGATGTAAAAGTGGTGGATTTAGTGAGAATGAATATTTTCATGTATGTGTTGCTCATAAGAAACTAAAACAATATTCAGATAAAAAATTTAAAGGTTGTCCTAAAAAGACCAATCCAATGTTAGATCAAGGTAAATGTATTGTTGACAAACTCCAAAAAAAAGATAACTTTTTAGACGTTGATTTAGTGGTTATAGAAAATCAACCCGCTTTAAAGAATCCTACTATGAAATCCATACAAATGATGATTTATAGTTATTTTTTGATCAAGGGTATATCTTCAGATACATCGTCTATACAAGATATTCAGATGATTAATGCTCGTAATAAACTCAAAGCGTATAAGGGTCCACCAATTAAATGTGAAATTAAAGATAAATATAAACGAACTAAATATTTAGGTATTGAATATTGTAAATATATGATATCTGAATCCGATCAAGAGGATGTATGGATACAATTATTTAATCAAAGTAAAAAAAAAGATGACTTAGCTGATGCTTATTTACAAGGTATGTATGTGTTAGGATTAAAAAACTAGGGTAATTATATATAATGGAATTAGTTAAACTTACAGATATTCATGAAAATCAACCTACGGACAAAGGTAAACCGATTGATCCAATTACATTCGAACCATTAAATAGAGAATCATCTATAAGGATAGATGGTAATCCACCTACAACATGGTTACATTATAATCCAAAGACAATTAAAAGACTATTAACTGATACGTGTATGTGTGGTTACCCAGGAATAAATTATGTAAGTGATCATTTATCGGGAGAGATATCTACCTTTGACCTAGAAGAATTTAAATCAGCTTTGCAAGAACAATATACACATAATATAATCCACGGGATACCTACCCATCCAGATCATTTGAGACACGTGGAAGGTGACTATATTTATAAAAGTCCTGTAACTCATACTAAATATACAGAAATGGATGCTGAAAGAATGTTCCCTATAATTGAAGATAGAACATACCCCCATCTAAGAGGAACACTCAAACGAACTAAAAAGAAAAAACCTAAGAAAACAAAACAAAAGAAAAAACCTAAGAAAACAAAAAATAAAAAGAAAAAACCTAAGAAAACAAAAAATAAAAAGAAACGAACTAAAAAGAAACGCGTTTGATATTACTTAAAGATTTTACCTTCCTTAACATATAATGATAAATGAATTATTATTAAGTTCATTGACAAACTACTACAATAAAGGCGATACTATACAAAAATTAAAACACATTATTAATCATCATAAGATATCCTTACGATTGATAGACTGGTTTACGACGAATTATTCTAAAAAACATAATGTGATTTATCTTGTATATAGAGATAGTCAAGGATTACCAACTTTACAAGAAACAGGTGAGGTAATATCTCAATTTAATGTTTACAATTCCTATAAATCTCAGTTGAAAGCTTATTCAAAAAAACAATTTGACCCTTTTTGTAGGAGAGAACGAATTGATTTTAAATGTAAAGATGAAACATTTAATACAACAGTGGGTCAATTAAATTTTTTTAAATGGATTATTAACAATCATATTATTGATTACATTCATGAAAATATAAATACTATAGAAGATGATATGAATAGTTCATTAAAATCTATTAAACAATCTTACAAAAAAATAGATAATTCAAGAAAACCCAGACAAGAATTATCAAAATCAGCATTACGTGGATTAAATAAAATACCTATGAAAATTTCTTTATCATTTAATTAATAAAAATAAAATGTTTACTATAATATAAAATGCGTATTGTTGAATCTAGCACCGGAGTTGTTCGTTCTAATTCTAAAGTTCTTACTCAAGTTTTTTTAGGTCTTGTTGTCTTTTTAATGTTACCCATTGATTCGATGCTCCGCGTCAATCTTCAGGGTCAAATCGCAACCCCCTTAAGACAACTTCTCTCTTCAGATGTTGTTAAGGTATTCTTAGCATTTGTCCTTTATCTGATGGTTGCTACAAACAACGCCATGCTTGTCATCCTTTACCTATGCTTACTTAAGAAATTAGGTGTCTACTAAATTCTTACTAAAAAAATTAAATTATAAGATATGGTTTTTAAAAATTATTTATGAAAATTAAATGGTTTAAGTTTTTTATATTTACTTTTTTACCTTACGCTTGACTACTTTAGTTTCTGGTTGTTCTTCTTCTTCTGACTCACCCCCGGAATCACTATCAGAATCTCCAGCTGATCCACCAGCTGATCCACCTGCCGATCCTCCCGCTGATCCACCATCTGACTCTTCCTCATCTGATTCTACAAAATTATCATTTTTCTTAACGACTGCCGTTGATTGACGAACAAGTTCGTGTCCACCATCTTCTTCATCGCTATCATCAAAGGCGTATCCAGAAAATCCTAGTGGGACATCAATTTTGATCTGTTCAGCACTCCATGTGCATCCCCATCCAACATTGCTAATCCAGATACCCTTACACCTTAGAATCATCTTTACCTTAGTTCCTTTCTTAAACATATCCTCAAGATTGACAGCTCCATCACCATCAGTTGTGAGAGGTTTTTTGTCAGAGTCGTAACAATCACATAGAACTTTACCGTCCCTCTTGACAATTTTGAAATTAAACTTCGGTGGCCACTTACCATCGGGTTCACCTGTTTCTGAATCAATGGATAGTTTTACCATTGATTTATAATTATCGGCAACCTTCTCACTTACATCACCCTTCTTTTTAAACCACTGCTGTGATTTAAACCATTCACTCGCACATTCAACCCCCTGAGAGATTAAATGCTTGTCCATGGCGGCGATTGTATCGTGAAATTCCTTCATAACAGGGTTTCCTTTGATATTATCCATTGCAACCTGGACAGGCCATTTACCTGAATTGTCGTTATCAGGATAATAGGTGGCTGAGTCAAATGGAACATTCATCTCGGGTGACTGAAGGAATAAAAGTCCACCAGAATAGTTCACGTAAATAACCTTAGCACCACTGGGCATGGTTTTGACCGTAGAGAATGTGATATTGGATACATCTACATTCTTCGGCTTGAGAGGCTTTGCTGTGATGTTAGACATACTTTTTTAGTTTCTGTTTGTTTTGTTTTTATTTGTTTCTGTTTGTTTGTTTTTATTTGTTTCTGTTTGTTTTTGTTTGTTTGTTTGTTTGTTTGTTTGTTTGTTTGTTTGTGTAGTTGTTCTCTACAATAACATAGAATCAAATTTTTAAGTAAAGATGATTAAAAATAGTTTCTTTACTTAAATATTTTCAAAAGAGTTAATATATAAGGCACCATGGATAATTCCTCTATTTGTTCTTTTGAAGAAAATAATCAAAAATGTTCCCATACTCCTGACAAAAAATATGGCCCCTATTGTAAAAAACATCGTAAAGCTTTTTTATTAAAAGATAATCATATACTTTTAGAACGATTTACATCAAATATATCTGATTATAAGTTAGATGAATTGAAACGATGTTATATAAGATATGTAAATCCTAAAAAACACAGTAAATTTAAGAAAAAAGATTATTTCGAAGGTGTTCTTAAAAAATACACTGATATAAAAGATATTATTCCAAAGCATAAAGAAATTATTAAAATTCAATCTTTATTCAGAAAAAAGACTATTTTACAAACTATCAAGTATAAAGGATATGCTTATTTTAATCGTAAATTATGCAATAATGATGAAGATTTCTATACTTATGAATCTAAATATGAAATAGATGGTAAATATTTTTTTTCATATAAAGATAGTAATCAAAATCACTGGTGTTTTGATATACGATCATTAAAGAAATTAATAGACATGAATTATGGAAACCCATATACAATTGAACCCATACCTGATTGTGTCAAATCTAAAGTAAATGAATATATACAATTATTACAAAATAATAATGATTCTACTACGATTGAAAATACCGTTATTAAAGATCGAAAATCATTAGTGAAACAAAAATATGTTGATTTGTTTTCTCAAATAGAATATGCAGGATATAGTTGTGATATTAAATGGATAATGGAATTAAATATTCATAAATTAAAAAAGTTATACAAAGATTTAGAAGATATTTGGAATTATCGAGCTAATTTAAGTGATCATGTTAAACGGGATATAGTACCACCCGATGGGAGATTGTTTGTAATGCCTGTAAGTGATTACATTAATTGTCAATCAAAATTAGAATTACAAGAAATATTAGCAAATGAATTAATTAAAGTATTAGGTGCTCGAACCGTGGGTGATATGAATTTAGCATTTATGTATATTATCATAGGATTAAGTATGGTATCACGTCCTTGCTTTTTAGTTCATCATGAATGGGTTCAATATGTTTTTAGTTAAGACTATTTAAAATTGTATTTAAAATATACTTAAACATTTATCAAAATAGTATATCATAGAAGATAGAGAGTGCGGTTGAAATAAATAAATAAAAAGTAACAAAGAGTATAAAATGCCAGCAGCAGCCAAGAAAACGAGTGCCCCTAAAAAGAAAGTAAGCAAGAAAGCGCCTAAGGTCGTTGAGACTAAAAAGGTTGAGACCCCAGTAACTCCCGTTGAGCCTACTCCCGTAGAGGCTCCAACGGATACTGTCGCAAACTATGCCGAGGAGTTCACTCATCTCCTCAGCCAACTAAGGACCCTTCAGACAACTCTTAAGGATCTAACTCAATACACCATGAAACTTGAGAAGCGTGTAGCCAAGGATCAGAAGGCTGTTCAGAAGCGTGTCAATGGTAAGAGGCGCCGTGCACCTGGTTCGGGTCAGCCCAGTGGTTTTTCCAAGCCTGGTCAGGTATCGGATGAGCTTCGCACTTTCCTCAAGCTAGGTAAGGATGAACTTATTGCGAGGACAGAAGTAACCAAGCGTATCAACGCGTATTGTAAGGAGCATGGTCTACAGAGTGAGAAGGATAAGCGTATCCTCAAAGCTGACACCACCCTAAGAAAGCTACTTCGTCTCGGAAAGAATGATGAGCTTACCTTCTTCAATCTACAGAAATACATGAAGGTTCACTTCCCGAACAAGGAGGGTGTTTTCCCCACTGCCTAAATAGGTAGAGAGTAGTATTATACTATGTGAAGTAACATAACTTTTTTATCTTTCTTTTTTCATTACTAAATAATGATAAATTATTTAGATTAAAGACTATATAATACTTCTTTATATTTTTACGGACTCAATATCTTCTGAGAAGTGCCTAGTTGTGAGTGTCGCGGCAGGCTAGGTGGCTCAGTAGCTTGGCGTCACGAAGTTTGTAGGTACATATAATTCCAAGAGAATATCTGCCTGTAGGTACGCTACCCCGCCTACTCTTGAAACGTTAGATGTTGATACGACACTAATACCATTTGGTACATTATAGTATACGGATGTATCCCCACGGGATTTATAACCCGGGACAGTGTCGCTGCCTTGCGGGGCCCGGGTAACCCACAGCCCCTCATCAAGTCCCGATGGTTCCAGGTGGTTTACCCTTATCCATAGCGGCGGCATCATTATCCTTACTTTGGTAATCTTGCCGTGGCGTTCTAGGACCCCCACACTTGTATAATTTGGTATCTCGGAGAATACGGATGTATCCTGTGGGGATTTATAACCCGGGGCAGTTGTTTTCCCGGGGCCTGCATGTATCATAAAATTGAGTGGAGGGCGCGCCTCCGCACGCGGAACCCCTCCCACCATCATTCTTCTTTTATTCTTTACACTTCTTCTACGTAAAGTATTCTTTCTACGTAAAGTATTCTTTCTACGTAAGGTATTCTTTCTACGTAAAGTATTCTTTCTACGCTTTACATTTTTTCTACGAACACTTCTAGACATTTTATATATATACATAGAAAATAATTCCATTTCTAAGCAGGTCATGCGGGTTGTTTGTTTTAGATAACCAGTGACTTTCATGTTTTGTTTAGTTACATTAGGTAGGGTCTTTAAGTAGTCTAAAAACCGTTCTTTATCAGTTAATTTAATCATATCTTGATTGAAACGCAAACAATACTGTAAAAAGTTAGATAAATCATTATATAATTCAGTTTTGATCAAATAATAAGAAGTTACATTGGTTTCTTTATTGACGTCTTTATTTTTATCTAATAATGATAAGACTTTACTAGATTGTAACCGACTAAATTCTCGTTCTATTCCTACATTCGCACAAAATAAATCATAACAATGTGTATCGGATAATTTAGATAAAAGATAACAATGTAGTAATTCTGCCCATATTTCTGTGTACGCTTCAAATGTATTCATTTTAGGAGAGGTAATACCATATTTTTGGCGGTAATGTTGGATAATTTCACTGGAATCTTGTTTATAATCATAGTGTAGGCCATGGATGAGTTCATGAATACTTACTTTTAAGATTTCTTCTTTACGCCATACAGTAATTGAACATTCATCGGGGCCTGACCAACAGGCGCCACCGTTAACTTCTTCTTTGTCAAAATATGTGTCACCATCTAACACACGTTTCACATCTAACAAATAATATTTTATATGGATATGTCTTACTTTATGAGGTCCCAACATATGAACAAAGGATAACATAGTCATTAATGAATTTATAAATGTATTTAATGATTCTTTTTTATAATGGATCTCTAAGGTGAATGTAGAACCATTTGTTTGAAATACAACTGTTCTACAAGTGGTTAATTTAGTTATATCTTTCTTTAAGTGCTCATCAATGAATTGTTCATTCGAAAGGCTATGTAAAGATATCTTTTTTTTAGTTGTTTGATCGGATATAACCTGAATAGATGGCTCATATTGTTGCAAATGTTCATATAAAACTAGTAAATTACCTTTCATTGGTTTTATGAGAGGAAGAAAATTATTGATAGCTACATGTGATTGTTTTGTTAGCATACTTAGTATAGATTAGATTTTATAAACAGGATAACTTGGATCAATAAAGATCTCTTTTTTATGAAAGAGTTTTTTCAATAATTCTTTATTGGAATCATCAATATCGGTGTGAACTAATTGATAGATGATTTTTAATTTACCTCTAACTTTCTTTATAGGATTATAGAATCCAAAGGTATCAATAAAAGACATCTTTTTTTTAGTTAATTGTTTAGCTATACAACAGATCTTAAATTGATTGGGTAACTGTATTTTAAAGGTAGAACCATAATATAATTCATATATATCTATCTTTTTTATGTAACAAAGATCATATCCTTGTTTATAAAAATTATGATCAGGTAAAGTTGTTAATTCTAATTTGATAGTGGAATGTTTGTCATTGAATAAATAAATGTTATAATCACTATCGGTAATAAATACATGATAATAGGTAGACCGCGTTTTCACTATAATTTGTTTACAAACTCGATTAAAGACATCTTTTAATGAACGTTTCAAATGAAGAGTAATATTATCATATAATTGTGTCGCATCAATATATTTGATAGTATCAGTTGTAATTAATGTGGTTGATTGAGAAGTTTTCTTTTTTTTGAATAATTTAGATAAATTAATTTTTGATCGCGCGTCTTTAGGAACACTATAAAATAAATTCATCATGAATCTAACTTCAACAGAATTGATAAACGAATTGTAATATTTATAAATTAACTCATAATCATCTTGGGTAAATGTATAATTTGTTCCTGATAAATCTATATCATATTTATGTCTTTTTATTGGATCCAT